CTGGAGTATCAATATTGCGCAGTAAAACATCCTGGCCAGACTGGACAATCGCGGGGTCAACCGCACCTAACTCTATGATCTTCTCGGCGCTCTGCTCCTGCTTGTTGGCATAAGACGGGCCAATGTCGCATACGACTGAATAGGAGCCCTTACTCAGGTCGTTTATCGTGTAGACGCCCTGCTCTTCATCGATTTTCTGCTCGTAAAGAGTAACTTCCTCAAACGCTCCATCTTCGCGCAGGATTTGTACAACCGTACGGTCTGTGTACAGCTTCGGATAGACATTGGAAAGGATCTTGCCGGTATAGATCATGGCCCGTTCAAGAGCTTTGAAATGCTCGATCTGGCCTATGTCGCCCTTGTGCTGGACTCTCTCAATAGCGACGCCAGACCGGTCTTGAGGGCTTCTTGCCATACTATCGTCAAACATGCCGGAGCTGGCCTGGATGGCTTGGGCAGTCATGCCGATCAGTTCCGATACAGCGGGGTTTGGACCAGGGCGCCCAACTTGATAGGGCGGATTTTGACCCTCTACGTTGTTGTAGAACTGGATCGGGGAGTTGCTGACATTCATGTCGCGCAGGCTCTTCTCGTGCCCAGCAGCTTGCGCCTTTGTCATGAATGTCTTGGGTTTTGGTGATAGGGCCACATCTTCAACCGCGGTGGATACCGCGTAGTTGTGGACTCGCTGCTCATCCATCAGCCATTCAATAGCGCCGCAGGTGATGACCTTGTTATCAGTGATCTCGAAATTCGGATAGATCGGTACGATGGGCAGGTAATCAAAAATGGTTTTCTCTGACTCAGTGAGCCAGTCGGACCCGTCGTAAAACCTAGTGCATATTCCGTAGGTGGTCCGTTCGCGACTCTTCCATCGTTCGTCACCCAGGGGAACATCTAAGCGTTGGGCCTCCTTCTCTGCGTCCTCCAAACTTAGAATGTCGCCCTCGGGGGAGAGATACAGGGTCTTGGTGACAGGCTTCTTGTATATCAATTCGGATATCAAGATGCCTTCGCGCTTGTAGTAATACTCGTCATATGAACGATCCTGACCTAAAGCCATAGGCGCGCGGTCTTCTCCAAATCTCTCCTTGAACTCATCCAAGCTAACCAGGTGGTCTAGTGTCCACGCGTCCGCGTCCTCTGCGGTGGGCTGCTGGAAGTAGCCGATAGGCCATAGGCGATCAATAACATTGTGGATTGGCCGAATAAAAATATCTTGCTCAAACGAATCCACATCAAGCCAATCTTGTTCTACGCGCCAAGCGGCGAAACCAACGGCGATTGACTTCTTCGCGCACTGTTCGAATACATCCTCAGAGTTGGATATGTTCTGAGTTTTCCTCGCCAAGCCATCCATTATCTCGGCGGTTTCTTTATCGGCACCACCTCCCATTGGCTTATATCGAATGGCAAATACGTTATCCGCAATCTCGCCCCATATCTGGTTGAGGATTGGCTTAGTGCGGTCAAATGTATAGCGCGGGCGGCCAAATGTACCGAACCTATCCCAAACCGCTTGCTCCCATTGCCCGGCCTTGTTGGTAACAAACGAATTGACCTCGCGCATAATCTCGCGGCGATCGTGATCGATCTCTTGCGAGTCTGAGCGCGCCTGCACTACCGCTTTATGGTCGTCAAAATCCATCGCTTACCAGCCTGTAAATTCTATATTCACTTCGGACCTTTTGGGCTCCGGGCGTCGTTGGGCCATCATTACCACGTCAGCCATGTTCGGCGAATCTATGCCGAGCTTCTTCATTTCCGGTTTTGATAGTATATAAATCTTGCCAGAACCGACCGGCTTTCTCGGTATCCTGCATATCTCAGCCTTCAGCCTGGAAATGTTCTCAATTTTGGATGAGAAGCTAATCAGGTTATCAGGGCTGACATAATCGCCATGATCAACCGCCCGGAACGTTCGGCGCATCTTGTCAGCAAGCAGAATGTAATATTGCGCCCGCTTGTTTCCGAACATCTCCTTGTTTTTCTTGGCCTTCTTGATTTCATCGTCCAGCGGCTCATAGATGGAATCAGGATTGTCTGCTCCACCACCACCATTGAAAGCCTCAAGCTGGATCTTTTTGCCGGACAATGCTGTGCTTATCTCACCTTTCAGGCCCAGGCCAAGACCGTCTCCGTCCCATGCAAATATGTCGGGCTTTGTGGAGTTCGCGAAATCGCAAGCCCATCTTGTTGCGTCCGTCACATCGCCGCTTTTACTATCGCGCACATCCAAGACGACAGATCCGTGCTGGTAACAGATCGCCTTGGCATCACCGGTATCAGCTGGATCATAGGTGACGATCTCCTGGCCCTCAGGGCGGAATCCCAGCTTGATATGGGCATCAACACAAGCATCGAACCACTCAGGCTGAATGATGGCGTTCTCTATCGTCTCCAAATATTTCCCGTGCCATTTGTGGTCGTACTGCTGGCGAGTCATATTCTTCCAGTCGGCAGCGCGCTCATCCTCCAGGCCGGAAGCGATAAACCAGTCTCGCGGCATATCGTTGTAATTTGCCTCGACAATGATGCACTCACCGTCTTCGTAGTACTGGCAGCGCTCAAGTTCTGATTCGGCCCTTGCCAGGTATTTCTTGGCTGTCGGATCGTTTCTCGAGCCCCGGTTCATGGTGATCCAGATTTCTGGACTCTTCATCTCCTCGATCGGGATGCCAGCTTTTTTGGCATCATCAAAATCTTTTGCCGTGGCGCGGACCGAGCTTGTCATTACGCGCAAGGTGTCATCGGATAAACCTTCCCCTTCCTCAATCCAGAGCCCATCAACACCAGAAAGGAGGCCCTTCAGGGACAGGATGTTGCGAGCCAATCCCCGGTAAAAGTTGCGGCCACCTGACTGGTGCGCTATGTCAGAGCGATTTATTGCAAACCCTGGAATGCCAAGCCTGCCGATCTCATCGGTCAGTGTTCTGTGTACCGACTCATCGATTGAGTTCTGAAATTCTCGGCCGCAGCACCACAATTGTCCTGATGCCATGCAGGCACAGACATAATCGGCAACAAATGTGGTTTTCGTGGAGGCGCGGCCACCGACAAGGATTTTAATCCGCTTCTTTTTCTCGATCAGCGGCCGGAACTTGTCCAGGACCGGTATCTGTACTTGCATTCACGCCCACGAATTGAAATGTTGTTTTGGTTTGGATGGGACCACCATCGCGGCCGGAGTGCTCATGTTCTTGTTTGTCTCGCCACTTTGCCGATTGCCGGTTCTTGAGCCAAAAAATGGCTGCTGTCGTATCCGGCGGGTAGTGCTTCGTTGTTGGCACAACCAGTGCAACACCGTTATTGTTGAAAATTTTGTCTTCGGGGTGCGAGTAGCCAAGGGCGCGGTGGTAAAGGCTTTGAGCCACTTGAGCGTCCGCCGCGCTCTTGCCGCTTTTTAGGGCTTCGAAAAACTCAACGTGCCGTCTCTTCCACGCATTGATCGTAGTTTCCGCCACATCGAGCGCTTCCGCGATCTCAGCGTCAGTGGCGCCAAGCAAAGCCAGCGAGTGGCCAATGCGTGTGTACTCATCCTTGTATATCGTTTTTCGACCACCGCCTTTGTTGCCTGCGGCGTTGAGATTACCCTTCGGCGCCGGCATAGCTCGCCCCTTTGCGTATGTTATCGCCAGCCCACAGTGGCTGAAGGTTGCTCAAATCCCAACATTGGGAAAATTGCGCTGAGTCCGTCAGATCGAAAGATGCACATGGACGAATATGATCTATATGCCAGGCACCATAGTTATCCCAGCTCATGCGCGGCCCAAAGCGAGCTTCAAGATGCTGCATAAGCTCGTCGACCGAATATCCAAGCCGGCTGAATAGTTTCCCGTCTGAGCGGCCTTTAAGCGCTGCCCAGATGCGGGATGCAGTAGCACTCCTGATCCGCTCAGACGGGCTTGCGGCACGCCAGGCGCGCTTTTTCTGATTTCGCTTTTCCCGGTCTTTATCGCATCGCTCCTGATATTCACGGATACACTGCGCGCTTGGCGTAATTGCATCGAAGAACTCTTTCTGATCCCAAGCCCATATCGCAATGTCCTCCAGCGTCACACCAAAGAAAAATGCTAAGCCCTCATCGTTAACACCCAGCAGGCACAGCTTGTACGCCTGCTCGGCATACTCAGATCTGTACTTGCTCGGTCTTCCGGCCATGGGTTACGCCAGCTCCACATGGGGCCAGTCGATGAATTTCTGATCTGTTATATCGCCGTCCATATCCCAATCACCGCCCAACCGGATCTCGATACCCATCATGTGGGCAACGCCGCGCACCACGCCTTGCAGGTGGGCGAATCTCTGGACGTTTTGCCAATCTATGGGATATGGGGCTATGTCAACTGCCATGGCCGGCAAACTATTGTGTTTTGAGTCGGGGAACTGAACTTTCGATGCGCCAGCATTGATTGCTGCGGTTTGCTCAGCCTCCCCCCGGTGGCCGCAAATCACCGAGAAATCCACCAGTTTTATCACTTCCTGCATCAGTCTTTGCAAGTCGTGGTGGCAGGTGTACAGCCTCTCGGCTGATGCTGCTCCGAATTGATAGCTCACCTGCTGCCCCCTGGAGGCAGCGCGGGCCGCCAATCTTCCTCGATTTCAGCCTCTTCCATATCCCGCCGAATCGCTGCGGCTACCGTTTCCGGGAACCCCCACATCGGCATGATCGCGCCTGTGTCCCAATGGCAATACGCCTTTCCATCTGCACCTATGCCAACAACCGCAAACGCCCTCACATCGTGACACTTGGTCATGTTCCGGCAGAAGTTGGTGAGAGATCTCGCAAGATGATGCTTCCGGCGCTTTTCAATCGTGTTTTTGTGCAGGGACAGGCTTGCGGTTTTGCTGGCCATTATTTTGCCTTCCCCGCCATCTTCTCAGCGGTGCGCAGCGCACCCAGGCCGATAAGCGCCAGGACCAGTTCCATCATCACGTCCGTCTGCATCTCCGGCCCCGACTGACCGGTACACCACTGCAAAATTGGGTTGACCAGAAATGTGAATGCCAAGCCGAATCCGCAGACCCACATGATGAACGGACGGGGACCGGCGACGAATACAGAACGGTGCTGAGCCTCGCATTTGGCAATCTCTGCCTGCAAGATGTGCGGCTGCTGACGCAGTTTTTCCATGACCGCCGCGGCCTGCAGGCGCTCTTCATCGCTGGTGAATATTTTGTCGATCGCGTTGCCGACTGCCTCTACGGGCTCTGCCATGCCTCCGCCGAATATCTTGGACCAGACACTCATCGCTTGAGCCTCCGCGCTATCCAGCCGCAGAACATCCGCGTCAGCAACGTTGCGACATACACCGCACCGATTACCTGTATCCACTCCGCATAGCTCAGCAGGCCAAGGCCATGCGTGGTCAGATACTCCCCGTATACGGGCGCAGGGGCAGCACTAGCGCCGGCGGCACCAACGCCGACGGCCCGATCGATGGGAACGGCCATTATTGAGCCGCCTCACGATCCATGCCGCGGCGCAGATAAGCTGCACCCCAATGATTACGAGAGCCCCAATGTTGGCGAACCACTCGACGTATTCCATTGCAGGGCGCCCCCATTGCCAGTACCGCAATTTCAGCGATGACTATCGCCTCGATTACCTCGCTGTATGCCCCGTAGAGCCATCCCCTAACCGTCATGTATTGCCACAGGCATGCCATATTCAGGGCTATCGCCGCACACT